CCATTTGTATTTGTAAAGACTAAATGATCGTCATCCAGGAGTTCAAAAATTGCAACAATGTGAGCTGCAATTCCTTTATTATAAAATTTCAATTATTTTTTAAAAGGTAAATAATTCCATGCAGCAATTAAAGTGACCACAATACCGATAATCCATACTAAAACCTTTACTCCACCTTTGCCGTATGCAATCTCTTGTTTTATGATTTGAATATCGCTTGAGTTTTCTTTAACTATTTTATGCAGCTCGCAAATCTTTTGATCGATTGTTGATAAAGAAACTTGTTGTACAATTTTTTTATTTTTCTTTGTCATGATAATTTTTTTTAAAACGCTCTACAAAATCATTAATGACATTTGAATATCGCCAGCCAAACCAGCTTCCGATTATAAAAAATATAATTATAAGTATTATTGTCATGTTAGTTTTTTTGTTTGTTTGTTAAAAAAAGACTTATGGTCTTTTTGGAAATGCTACGTTATTTACTTTTTCAACTGTATCTAATCCTTCAGTAATATCTCTTAATGCTTGTCTATATGTAATCCAATTAGCTTTGTCAGTTATTGGACTATCCGCAAGTACAACATAATCGCTATCAATTAATAATTTATTTCTTTTAATTCTTAAATTATCTAATGCTATATCCAATTCTACTTGTGGAAATTGTGTTGAAATTTCTTGCCAAGTATAAGGTTGTGTATTTGAAAATATTGCATTATTTTTTTCTGTTTTACCTGAAATATATTTTACATATTTTACGTAATCTTGTTCATTATTTACTGGTTCATAAATTGCAAATTCATAATTTTTATTATGAATTTTATTTAATTTTAGAATACTTTTAACAACGTTTTCCATTATCTTACCTCCATACAAGTTACTGACATCCTTCCATGCATACCAAATCTAGTATTAGTTCCAGTATCTGCTTTTAAAACTACTAAATCTATGTATTTTGTTCCAGCAAATGACGCAAAAGAACTTGAAATACAAATTGATTGTAATGACTGTGTACTAGTGACACTAACAGGTACGTTCATAGCACCTACACTATGAGCTACTAAAGTTCCTGCATTTCCAGCACCAGAAGTATTATTCAAATATGCTTGATACAAACCTCTGCCAGTTGCGTCAGCTTGAAAACCATTACAAAGTAAAAAAATGTGCCAAGTTGAAGATGCAGAAACAGGAGTTAATGTTAATTCTGTGCCTATTCTAGTATAAATATTTAACGCTGACAAAGCAAATTCTCCTCTGCTAGAAGTTAAAACTTGTAAAACAGTACCACTACCTAACTTTGATGAAGCTATTCCAGCAGTAGAACTTATGTCTGAATTTGTAATTGATGATGCTAAATTTAATTTCGAATAAGCAAAAGTTCCTGTAGTAATTTTAGACGCATCTAAATTAGGTATTTCGTTTGCATCAAGAGTAATATTTGTATTGTCTATTACTCCATTATTATTAGTACCTAATAATTTAGATAAATCTCTGGCTCTAGTCATTTTAGTTATTCTCCTTTGGATATTTAGCTTTTATTTCTGCAACCTTTGACTGCCAAGCATCTAATCCATTTTCAGTTATATATTCTATTTGCTCTGCAACAGAACCATATTCTGCAATTCTTTTATTTACTTGTGCTTGATTGCTTTCAATAATTTTAGCTTGTGCTTCAAAGGCATCAAGTTGTTCTAATGTTGGTTTTGGAATATCCAAGTTCCATTCAGCTATGAACGCTCCTTTGCCATCAGAGTTATCTTGTAATCTTACATCTTTAAGAAAATCTAGTTTTCTATTTGCGTATAATTCTATTTTAGTTGAAAGTTGTGTCATAATTATTGTACCAATCTAAATCCTGCTAAAAAATTTCTCATTGGAGCTCCAGTTGTATCTTGACTAGAACCGCTAGTTTGATTCGTATATAATTCTATGTAATCTCCCGCATTAAGATTATAAATTTTACAATAAGATGCAGCTTTTTGAACACCATAATTCATAAAAGCAAGAGAAACACCACCAGAAGTATCACTTCCATTAATAAAAATACCTATGTGCATTTCAGCTAAACTAGCGTTATAGCCAAGTCCTGCAGTAAATAAATATTTACCACCTTTACCAGCAGGAACAGTAAATCTTGAAGTTGATGTATCATAAGCACTATCGGTGTCAAAAATTTCTGTTGATAAAATTATTTTAGTTGTAGTTGCATTGGGAATACTTTGAGGAGCTGTATTTGTAGCAAAAAAGGATAATTCATTAGTTCCACCTGCTGTTGCAAACTCTAATGCAGTTGCACCACTATTAACTTTTAAAACTTGTCCAGCAGTTCCTAAAGGTGGAACGTCATTAGCGTCAGTAATACTAAAGTTAGCTAGTTGAAAAGTTCCATAAGCTATAACTTCTAAAATATCAGAAGCAGAAGCTCCTGTTGTAAGTACAACTGACGAACCATTACTTGCTGTAAAGTCAGAACCATTTACTAATTTAATACCATTTAGATAAACGTCTAAAAATCCTGCATCGTAAGATAATGTATTTGAGTTATCGTCTGCTCCTGTAAATGTAACCTGACTTGCTGTTGCAGTATATTTAAACCTATCTGCTGTACCATTTACTGAAGAACCTGCATTAATCCAACCACCAGAAGAATAAACCTTCATGGTGTTTGCAGTTGTGTCGAAATATAAATCTCCTAAATCTAAACTTGAAACAGGAGCTGAAGCACTTACTCTGTATCTTTCGCCAAAATTATTGACTGTTCCAATATTACTGCCAACTGTATTAACATTTGCAATAGAGCCACCAACTAAATTAACATTTCCAATATTGTTTCCAACTAAATCTACATTGGCAATCGCATTTGCTACTGTATCAATTTCAGATACTGCCTCATTTAAATCGTTTGCCGCAGTAATTACTTTTGCAATATCAGTAGCAACTGTAGAAATATCACCTGCATTCGATGCAACGGTTGTAATGTCTGCACTAATTCCTGCTACAATATTAATATTAGCGTTTGCACCTGCTACTGTTGAAACATCTGCAGATATTCCAGCAACTGTTGTAATATGACCTTGTTCAACTGATGTTGGTTTTATTGCAACCCAGGCTCCACTATTTCTGACAAACATTTGTGCAGATACAGAGTTCCAATACAAAGCACCATCAATAAGAGCATTACCGTCATTGTCTAATGTTGGTGCAGAAGATTTAGATCCTAAATATCTGTCGTCAAATTCATCATAAGAAGTTGCAGCAGAAGCAGCTGAGGCTGCAGAAGCAGATGCACTTGAACTTGAAGAAGATGCTGAAGAACTTGCAGCTGATGCACTTGAACTTGCTGAAGCAGCAGAACTTGCTGCCGCAGATTGTGAAGCACTAGCTGATGCAGCTGAAGAAGCGGCAGCTGTAGCCGAAGAAGTTGCAGAAGCGGCATCAATAATTAAAGTATATTTAGCTGCCTCAGCATTTGAAGTTAGTGGTTGAGAACCAACAGATGTGTGTGCAGTATTAACAATAAATATATTTGCTGTAGATGTATCTTTAACTAAATCTCTTACATTATAAGATGTTGCGGTAGCCCAGTTACCTCTGAAAGTTCCAAGCTCTTGCGTAACTGCAATCTCTCCTGTTGCATCAAATGCTAAAATTTTATTGGCACGATCTGCAGATCCAACTGTAAATTCAGTTGAAGAAATTGTATTTGTTCTTGATAATTTTATTGATCGATTAATCTGCTCTTGTAACTCCTGGCTAATCTGAGTTAACTTATCATAAGCTGTTTCAATACTGTTTGCAGGTAATGGATCATTTTCAATTAAATCTAACTCTTGTGTTTGTGGAGTTGATCTTCTTAAAATAATTGTTTGTCCAGATATTGGAATATTACCAGCTGTAAAAGTAACTGTTCCAGAGTTATTACCAACTCCTGATACTGTGTAATGAGTAGTTTTAGTTTTTACAGTTTCAGTTCCATTAGCTGCACGAATGATGACTTGAATATCGTCATCATCTGCAATTTTAAAAGTATAGGTAAAGGCTGAAGTTGATCCGTTACCATTATAACTATCTTTGATTGTTGTTGTAGATATTGTCATTTATTGCACTTGGTTAATAATATTTTCAAAATAATTTTCAGGTAAAACATTACCTCTATTTTTTTCTAATGCGTCTTTGTCTAACAATTCTGTAATTCTAGGTTTGACACTTTCTTGCACTCCTGGATCTGCAAACAATTCATCATTTGCAACTTTTCTTGCATCTTCAATTGTTCTTTGAATAAA